CTATAAGATAGCCAGTTCTAAACACTTACTACATATACACAAGAGGTTTTATCAGTATCTACCAGAAGGATTGAAAAGACCACTAGAGACTGACAATACAACAGAACTAGCATTTAAGGGTGGAGGACGTATCATAGCAGCAGCAGCAACACAAGCAGGGGGATTGAGATCTCAGACGTGTTCTATGCTACACATCTCAGAGTATGCCTTTGCAGAGAATCCAGAGGAACTCAAGGCAACGGCTATCAGTGCATTGAATGATGGGCAATTGGTGATTGAGAGTACTGCTAACTATTACAATGATGCACTCTGGAAAGAGGTACATAAGCACCAGATTGGAGAAGCAGATTGGAATTACTTATTCTTTCCATGGTTTAGTCATGCAGAGTATTGTATGGATGATATACCCATTACCCTGACGGATGAGGAATTGAAGTTACAGGAGGACTTCGGTCTAACGTTGGGACAGTTTGCATGGAGAAGGGAGAAGATAAGTAAACTAGGATGGGAGAAGTTTGTACGAGAGTATCCGATGACATTGGATGAAGCATATCGTATATCTGGGAATACGTATTTTACATATGATGACTTTGAGCATGTGGATGTATTGACTGTTAGTCCTGTAGAGTGGGTAACGTTTGAAGCACCGAATGCAGACGACACATATGCGATAGGAGTAGATGTTAGTGGTGGTGTAGGTAGGGATTATGCTGTAGTGTTTTGTGTAAGCAGGATGACGTTACAGCCGGTCTGTATATACAGGTCGAATACAGTCAGTCCGGTACAATTGGCAGATTACATATATGACATGTCGGTAACGTACAACAATGCATTGACGTTGGTAGAGAGTAACAACTATGGTCTGGCAACGATACAGGAATTGGTACACCAGGGGTTCCATAGGTTTTGGAAGGATGCGCATACGGGTAAGGACTTTCTGACGACGAGTAGGAGTAAGCCACTATTGTTTGAGAACTTGAAGAAGGGTATCCAGACGGGTAGTATACGGTTGATAGACAATGTAACGATGACAGAGCTTAGAAGTATCACAGTAGACGAGAAGGGTATACTGAGGTTTGGAGAGGATGTAGAGAGTCACTGTGACAGTGCGATGGCGATGGCATTGGCATATTGGTGTTTGAATAGTGTTAAGATAAAGCAGAGTGCATTTTTGCCGGAGTGGATTATAAGTCAGAAGGCGGATAAGCAACTAAGGACAAGTGGTGTAAGTCCGAGTTTGCATAGGAGATACTGATGGATGGTAAGCCGTTGTCGATATGTGGGATATGTGGTTGTGACCCGTGTGACTGTCATGGTGCGGTAAGTTTTGAAATGGTACGGTTGACGTATAAGATAGGGGCAAAGTCGTTTACGTTGCATTTGCCGAAGAGGTTGGTCAGGCAATATGCGAGTTTGTATGAGGAACTTGAAGTAATGAATGCAGATGGTAGTGTAGTGGTGTATAGTAGTGGTGTTGTTGTTGAGGAGAAGAGCAATGAGAACAAATAGAGAAGCAGTAGCGTTGATACGTACAGTGTTGGATGAGCACAACCATTTTTGGGATGATCAGCGCGCAGAGATGAAGAGGTATCGAGATGTATACGAAAATCGTTTTTGGCAGTCTGAATACATGGACGATACAATGGTCCGTGTGGAGACAGCCGACTGCTTCAGCTATGTTGAGGGCTTTATTGCTAGTTTGTTTTCTCGCAACCCTGCTGTTGTTGTGGCGAAGGATGCATCAATCATAGAAGGGAATGCAAAGATGGCTGAGTCTGTTGTCAACCGTTTTTTGTTTGACAAGAGAGAACAACTGGAGATAGCATCGAGACTTGCCCTTATTTATCCCGCTTCATTCCTCAAACTATCCCCTACGGATAGCACGGATATGCTTGAGAAAGTATCCATCCGTGCGATTCCGTGTTGGGAAGTGATAGTGGATATGGATGCGTGTGCGTGGGATGAACAGAGGTTTATGGCCCATGTGTATTACTTACCGATGCCAGAAGTGCGGGATAGGTTTGGGTCGAAGAAGTTTACACCGATACCGAAGGTGGATTACTTTACCCCACAGGAGAAGTACACTGGAGTGTCTGAGGACTTACCCAATGATTATTTGTATGTGCAGATAGTGGAGTTCTATGACTTGGCATATGACAGACTGTACTTCTGGAGTCCAAACTACAAGGATGGTGGGGAACTGTTGGAGAAAAGTGAGATACCGGTACGGACATATGATGACCGTCCGATGAGTCCCTTGTGTCCATTGTACTATGCGCGTAAACCAGAGAAGCCCATGTGTGGGTTGTCTGCTGTATCTAGGGTGTACGACCAGTTTTATGAAAAGAACATCCTGCGTACATATTGGGCCAACAGTGTCAGAAGAGATTCCAGACAGTACCTATACAAGGAAGGGTCGTTGGATGAAGAAGCTCTGGCAAAGATTACTGCCGGTGTGGATGGTGCAATGATTGCAGTCGATGAACCAGTGTTGGATGGTATTATCCGTGCTGTAGGAGTTGAACCCTTATCTGGAAACTTTGACAGGTATCTAAGCTACATAGAGCAAGACATCAATCGCGGCAGCATCTTGGCACCGTTTAGTCGAGGGGAAGCGACTAAGGCGACGGCTACTGAGGTGACTGCCCTTGCTCAATACTCCGCATCGGAGATTGGTAAACTGGCAAGAGAGAGGGACAATGCCATTGAACTGATTGCTCTGGCATACCTTAGAATCATTGCTTTACTGGCTGAAGACAAAGACCAAGCTGTGATTGAAGTGGATGGGTTACCGAAGGTGATCACCGTACAAGACTTGGATGCCAAGTTTAAGATTGTGGCATTAGACCAAAGTAGTACCCCACTGTCTGAAGCCCTGAAGAGAAACAACCTTGTCCAACTGCTTCCAGTGCTTACTCAACTGGGTGTACCTGCTGAAAAGATTAAAGACGAACTGATACGCATTTATGACTTGCCAGAATCCTTTTTAGAAGCCCCTCCTGCACCACCAACACCACCACAAGGAATGGGAGGTGCTGCACCGGAAGAGATGCAGACCACACCAGGCGAAATAGGTGCACAAGGTGAACTACCATCTGCCCAACTGGCTCAAATGCTTAATACTCAGAGACAATAATGCCACTGTATACCTACCAATGCCAAGTGTGTTCCAAACGTCATGAAGAACTAATATTTTTTAGCGACTATGAGAACGACAACATCCCCAAAGTATGTGGTGCAGACACCTATGAACAAGGGTGTGGTGGAGATTTGTATCGGGTATTAACGGCACCAAGTAGCCACAGTAGTTGGTCTGGTACGGGCAAACATGGGGTTAATGGTTACTTTTCAAAGGCATTGGGCAAGCATGTGGCCAACAAGCACACTGAGCAAAAAATTATGGAAGGTAGAGGGTTTGTGTGCGAAGCAGACCTTCCCAAAGACCGATGGGACACAGCAGTCGAAACACAGAAAAGACGTGTTACAGCACAAGATAAAACAATAGAAACCTACACGGAGGCTTTGAAAAGTGGTAAAACAAAAGAAGAAGCCGTGGTGGAAGCGTTTCCTGCACGCGATGCAGTTAGTGGTAAGTTGGATGAAACTTGGGGGAAAAGTGAATGAGGAAATGTTAGACGCTGAAATCGGCGCAGCAGAACAAGATGAAGAGATGGCATTTGCAGAGATGGCACCGCGTGGTCGATTCAGTGCCAAGGCATTGAACAATCTGGTCAAAGCTACCAATCGTTTGTTGCCTAAGTTTGGGCAAACTCCAGACTACCCATCGTTTGAGGGAGACATTACAGAGTTTCCAACAGACTTTGTACGTGTACTTGCTATGTTTCAAGGGGCTACAGATGATGCTGTAGAACAAGGTATTGTAGACGATGAGTTTGCATTTGAGTTTGAGGACATCAGTTCAGATGGAAACCTGATGATACTTGCCGGTAAAATCAACAAACTGGCATCGGACAAACAGTACGACCGCTATTTAAAATCACAACCAACCGATGAACCCATAGAGGGTGAAGAAATGGTAGAAGACGAGATCACAACAGAAGACATGCCTATGGAGGATGTCGAAACATTATTTATGGAGAGAATGTAATGCCTAAAGTTAACGGAAAGAAGTTCCCATACACAGCAAAGGGAAGAGCAGCAGCCAAGAAAGCAGCGGCTAAAAAGCCATCTAAGATGGCAAAAGCCAAGTCTGCAAAGCGTAAAAAGACCATGCCTAAAAAAGGCACAATGAAAAGGAAGTAAGATGCCTGCGAAGAAAAAAGGGTTGTATGCCAATATACATGCCAAGCGCAAACGCATTAAAGCAGGTAGTGGGGAGAAGATGAGAAAGAAGGGTGCCAAAGGCGCACCCACTGCTGCTGCATTTAAGAAGTCTGCAAAGACAGCCAAAAAACGTAAACCCACAACAAGAAGGAAATGAAAATGAATAACACTACCTCCGGTACGGAGACTGTTGAAAACGTAGAAACCCCAGAAACAACTGAAGCAGTAGAGACTGAAGAGACTGTAGAAACACCTGATGGTGATGTTAGTGTTGATGGTGGTGAAGAAGATGTAGAGCTGATGACCATTGAAGAACTGTTGGGACTCAATGAAGAAGACTACGAAGAGTTTACAGAAGATGCCAACCACAAAGGGATGAAACCCCTACATGAGTGGATGCAGCATATTCCAGAGGACGTAAGAAAACATGTTGCTAATATACGTTCTAGTTACACTCAGAAGACGCAAGAGTTGGCAGAAATGCGTAGAGCGTTGGAGCACGAGAAGGCAGAACTTCACAGACAGCAAGACCATGCCGTCAACAACCCTTTTCTTAAACGTGCTGAGGAAGAGTTGGCGAAAGAAGAAGAGTACGACATCTACACCACAGAAGGGATGCAGTCTGAAATCAAACGTCAAGCCGCAAAGATGCTTCAAGAAATGATGAAGCCTGCCCAAGAAGAAATGCAGATGAAGCAACGTCGTATGCAACTCGAACAGTTTAAGACTGACAACCCTCAACTGATGGAAGACGACTACCGTTTGCCAGTAGCACAGATGTTACAGGATAGACCAGAGTTGCGATTGGAAGACGCGTACTACATTGTCAAAGCCAAAGTGGATGCAGAAAAACTTAAGGTAGAACGTGCTCAGGTTGCCAAACAGAAGTCCACTAGACGTGAAACATTGCGTAAGACATCTGGTGGTAAGTCAGTAACTCCAAGTGGTACACCCAAGTTTCGTGATGCTTGGGAAGCGTACAACTATCACAAATCATTAAAGGCTAAGAAGTAGAGGATGTAATGCCCAAAGGTAAGCGCAACGTAAACAAAATTATCATACACCATTCTGCATCACCGCAGTCTACGACCAGAGAGCAAATATACGATTGGCATGTAAATGGCAATGGTTGGTCAGACATTGGGTATCACTACATCGTACTGGGCAACGGTGAAGTGGTATCTGGCCGTCATGTAAACAAGACTGGTGCGCATTGTAAGAACCACAATAAGGGTTCGATTGGCATCTGCGTTACCGGTAACACATCTACAGTTGCGCCAACCAGACAACAAATGGATTCGTTGTGGGGCAAAGTAAAGATGATAATGGAAGAATATAACCTTGATCGACGTAATGTATACGGGCACAGAGACTTCGGAGCAACCGAGTGTCCAGGCAACTACCTGTATGGAATGTTACAACAGTTCAAGGCCGGACTGCTTGCTTAGGGTTGACAATACAATAATTACAATTTAAAATGCCTATGTTGGAAGAACTCTATAGAGCACTCAGAAGACAACCATTCCACGGGAATACGGTTTAGGCGAAACGACAAAAACTAAACACATTAGGTAAAACAATGGCTATTTCGAATGATTTGCTATCGTCGACCTTGTATTCCATCCGTGATGGCGAAGTTGACGAATTATTTCAAAAGGTTGCATTCCTTGACAATGCAAAACGATACGGCGGTATTGAGTATGAAGATGGTGGTATTAAAATCCAACGTCCCCTCTCAATCGCTGAACACTCTCAAATCACCAACCTTCCTACTGGATACGAAGCAGTAAACCTTGCTGTTAAAGACGTATTGCAACCTGCTATTTATGAGTGGGCTGACTTTACTGCTCCCATCGTAATCACCAAGAAAGAAGAGTTGGAAAACAAAGGCGAGAAGGCAATCGTGAAGATTGTTGAAGCTCGTATGCGCTCAGTAATGGGTATGCTTCGACGTGAGTTGAACAAGCAGTTGCTTCGCGGTAACTCTACTGTTTTGACCACTGTAAACACTTTGAACGGTGATGCCAGTGCAAACGGATTCTTGGAAGCAGAAAGTAAAGCCAATCAAAATAATAGTGTTGGTGGTATCTCTAAACTTACCTATCCAGTAAACGGTTGGTTGAACCAAGCCGCTGACGTAGCAGGTGCTTTTGGTACAAACGGTATTCTGGCTATGCAACAAATGGCAATCCAAGCAAACACTGTAACTCACATGGGTGAGATTCAATGTGTGCTTTTGTCTGAAGCTGCAATGGCTAACTATCGTCGTGCTTTGTTTGCACAAGAGCGATACATCAATGAGAAGACTCTTGATGGTGGACGTATGCAACTTGCCTTTGGTGGCGCAGTAGTTGAGCAAGACCTTGAACTTGGTTTTACTTATAACTCAGCTACATTTGGTAACGCTCCATTGTCTGGTTACTTCCTTAACTTTGACGGTGTTAAGTTGTGCATGCACAAAGATGCTGACTTCGCTGTTTCACCTTTCGAGCACATTTCTGGAACTACAGCACGGGCTGCCCAATTGTATGTTAAAATGCAATTGATTGCAGACCACCTCGGTTCTTGTGGTGTTCTCTTCGACGGCGACACTTTTTAAGGAGGTTTATCATGGCTACACAAAACATTATCCAATACTTGGAAACTTCTCAGTACAACGCATTACCATCTGGTGGTACAGTACCTGTAGGAATCGAAGCGATGAATCGTCGTCAAATCGAAACCTTTATTTCAGGTGGTGCTATTGCTGCAAATGATTTGGTATGTCTTGACCTTAGCAAAACTGCTAACGGTGAAAAGGCAATCACAATCATTAAGGCTGATGGTGGTGACGTTACAAAGCGTTGCGTAGTAGGCTTTGCTCTTGAAGCCGCTACAGATGCTGGTGAGTCAGTTGACGTTACTATTGCTGGTTTGCATGCAGATGCAAATGTTGTAACTGGTGTTGCAAAAGGCAGTGGTCTTAGTACATCAGGTGTTGCAGGGCAATCAGATGCGTATCTTGCAGGGGACACTGTTCCTGTCATCGGATTTGCACTTGAAACTGCTGCTGCTAACAAAGCACCCGTGTTTGTGATCAAACAGTTCTAAGTTCGATTCTTTATCAAGCCGAAGGGGTGGGTGTTTCGCCCATCCCTTTTTTCGTATGGTGACCTATGGCAAATTTAAAAGCATTGAGACAGAAAGTTAAGAACATTACAGACTACAGTCCAGAGTTGCAACAGTTTAATGACCAGTTGGATGAACTGTTGAACGATGCGTACTACTGTATCTGGACCATGAAGCGTTGGAACTTCAGTACAGAACTCAGCACCATGCGATTGCACACAGACATTACAACCAGTACAGATACAGAAAACAGTTCTGGTGCGAATATAACGGCGACTGTTACCAAAGGTGAGCGTCAAGTTGTGTTAAGCCACAACATAGACCGACTGCACAATATGGATGTGTGGGAAGGTCAACCTATGGAAATAGACAACATGGAATACACTATTTCCAAGCTTGTAGACATGAAGACCATATTGTTAGACAAACCATTTGAAGGCACTAGCACTGCCACTAATAAAGGATGGAAGATAAAGAAGCGATGGTATGACCTACCAGAAAACTGTTTGGAACTACTATATTTAGGACACAGAGATTACCCCTACGTGAGCGTGAGTGGGTCACAGAACCCATACGGAAAGTCTACTGCCATCTTACCAAGGCGCGAAGAAGACTTGGATTTGAGAGTGGACTACACACAATCCTACGCAGAAGCATACATTACAAGTCCTACACTACATATTGCACCTGCTGAACAACTAACCATAGAAGAGGTTGCACCCCCAACAGGTGAGTTTCAAACCAACAAACACTATGAGTTTGCATGGGCATTTGTAAAAGATGGGAAAGTAGGTGCTTTGTCAGAACCTGTCATACACAAGGTTGGAGAAGGAAACAAAACTTTAAAACTGACTTTTAAGGGATGGGATGACCTAGTAATACAAGCAGACACGTACAACAACAAAGACCAAGAGCCAACACAATGGGAAGGGTATCGAAAGGTAGTTTGTTGGAATAAGAATTTTGATCAAAATACAGGTGAGCGTAAAGGGTTGCCATGTTGGCTGTATGTCGTCAATGGTACCAACACCACATCTGGTACACGTAACGACCCTGATTACCTTCGTCCCGTTGTGGTTACAGACATCAACTCAACAGTGAACATTGTAAAGTTAAACCAACTTGACAATGGTTCTCCCAGATACATTGAGATTGATGGGAACCATCAGCAAATCAGACCGTATCCACGTCCAGTTGGATATGACTTTGAGGTACCTCAAAAGAAAGCAGGCGGAACTATAGAAGTGTATCATGACTACGTTCGTGAAATGATTATGCGATTCATGGTAAAACCAAAAGACCTGTTGTTGTCTACTGATGTACCACAGATGCCATATGAGTTTCATCAGCTTATTGTATACAAGGCATTGGAAGACATCTACTTAAAGTTGGGTCAACAAGGGTTGGCGGCAACGTATGAAAAGAAATACATGAAGGAAATCAACGGATTGGCAAAGCGGTATGTGGATAAGATTGATCAACGTGTGGTGCGTGGTCAGTTTCATATGGCCCACGGTAGACCAACATACGATGGTACCACTCTTAGGAGACTTTCATGAAGCCACAACGGTTCAAACGTTATGTACCATGTGGAGGTATCAGTCAAGTATTGATGCCAAACATAGGGGACGCAAACATTGTCAACAACTGTAGATACGTATCTGAAGGTGGTTGGAAGGCAGATGTTGGGTTTGAGTCATGGTGGCATGC